CATCATCAACACCCATCTCTATCGCAACGACGACAGTCCCAAGCTATACCCAGAAGCGATCGGCAGCAAACTTGGCCCCAAGGTCGCCCGCTACTTCGATAACTTCTGGTCCATCAGCATGACCGGCACCAAACGCACGATCAAGACCAGTAAGGACGGCCTACTCGCCCTCAAGTGCGCCAAGCCGCTTAGCGATGAATACGACATCAGCGATGGTTACGCCAAAATCTTTCAGGAGATGTTGAAATGACCACTGACCCGCATCGCGCCTACCCTCGCGTTCGCATCTTCAAGAGTATGCTCAAAGACGTAACCTACAAATATGGCAAACCTCTTCCAGCTACTCGCGAAAATCTACGCAAAGTTGCCTCCGGCGAGCTGTAACAGTTTCCGGGCTTGTCCCGTAAAGCGCCAGCGGTCGCCCACCGCCACCTCAGGCAGCACCCTTTGGCTAACGCCGCATACCCGCTGCCTATTTGGAGTAACCTACTATGAGTGATTTTGGTTCATTTGCCGATCTGGCTTCCATCAGCGGCAACCAAGTCGAAAAGCCGAAGCCCCTTCCCGAAGGTCAGTGGTCAGTCCTGATCAAGGGCCCGTGGAAGGAGCACAAGGCCAAGTCCGGCAACGGTGCGATGAGGTTCCCCTTGTCGATCGTCCAGCCCCTCTCCGACATCGACGCCGATACCTTGGCTGCGGCCGAGAAGGCAACCCAGCGCGATTACCACATCGACTTCTGGATGTCCCCCGATGCGCGCTGGCGGTTCACCGAGTTCTGCGCCGCTATGGGTATTGACCAGGAACTGAACCTGTTGGAAATGGCCGAGAAGCTTGTCGAGTCCGGTACACCGTTCCAGGTTACCGCAAAGCATTCCACCACTGATGCTGGTGATGTGTTCTGCAACCTGGACAACCCGGCGCCGATCGCCTAATAAGAAAGGAACTGCCCAAACCTCGGCGGGAGAGCAGTGACCCCCTCTCCCGCCGTTTTCTCCAAGGAACCATGCCCATGTCCAGTCCCGCCCCCGTGTCGTCAGACCTTTTCGCGTCTGTCCCTATCACACTCCTTCCCGTCACCGAAATCACCATCCCCGCCGATCGCCAGCGTGAAAACGCCGCCGCTGATCCCGAGTTGGTGAACAGCATCCAAAACAACGGCCTACTCAACCCCATCATCGTCCGAGAAAACATGACGCTGATCGCCGGCGAGCGACGGCTTGACGCCTTCCGACAGCTCGGCTTCCTGTTCATCCCCTGTCGCATCTTCGAGTCCCTATCCCCGCTCGCCTCCCACCTAATCGAACTCCAGGAAAACCGGGCGCGCAAGCAACTCCTCTGGCAAGAAGAAACCAAAGCCATTGCCGATTACCACGCCTTACGCTGCGCCGCAACCCCCGGTTGGACAGCACGCGGCACGGCCAACGACCTCGGCACCACCGACGCCACTATATCTCGGCATCTGTTCGTCGCCAAGTGCCTCGATGACCCGGAAGTATTCGGCGCTGTTACGTTCACCGGAGCCTTTAACCTAATCAACAACCGCGCCGATCGCCAAATCGCTGCTGCACAAGCGCGCGGCCTTCTCGCCGCCGACGCCGTATCCCTCACCCTCGACCCCAACCTCACCAAGGACGAGAAAACCGCCAAACTCCTCGAAACCCTAAGCATCGACGAGGCCGTGGACGCTACCGAGTCCATCATGGAGAAACTCGACCGCAGCCAATCCGCCGCACAACTTCTTCGCGAAACCGCATCCGTCGATCGGGGCCTGATCAGCGACGACCGCATCCAGCTTTGCGACTTCATGACATGGGCTGAAACCTACTCCGGCCCGGCCTTTGACGTCATCCACTGCGACTTTCCATACGGCAAGAACTACAAAGGCAGCAACACACGCAAGGCCAAGGCCCTCGCCACGCCGACCTATGCCGATAGTGCTGATGTCTACTTCGCCCTTGTGGAGGCCTTCCTCACCAACCAGCAGCGCTTTTGCCTACCCCAGGCCCATTGCCTCTTTTGGTTCGACATGATGCACTACACCTGGACCGTCGAAGCCTTTGTTAAGGCTGGTTGGCGACTCGTTCAGCCCTATCCCTTAATCTGGACCAAGGGCTATTCAGGCGTCGCAGCCGACACCCAGCGCCGGCCTCGTCATTGCTATGAAACCGCGTTGCTCTTCTCCCTAGGCGATCGCCGGCTGCGTAAGCTGGACAACGACCACTACTCCGAGACCCCGGACGAAAAACTTCACATCAGCCAAAAGCCCATCAAGATGCTTCGGCATTTCCTCCAACTCATTGTCGATGACCACACATGCGTCCTCGATCCCACATGCGGCAGCGGCACCGCCCTAGCGGCCGCCAGCCAACTTGGCGCCGCAAGTGTTCTTGGGCTGGAGCTCGACGAGAGTAACGCCGACATCGCCAAGTTTATCCTCAACCGGGAGACCCCTAATGACTGACATCTACGACACACTCCGCGAACGAGGCGCCCGCTACGGCGACTTCACTGACCACGCTCGCATTGCCCAGCAAATTCAAGACTGTTATGAATGGGGCTGGTGGAAGCTAAATCCAGTCCAGCGCCAAGCCCTAACAGTCATCGCCGACAAAATCGCCCGCATCCTATCTGGCGACCCCAACTACGACGACAGTTGGCGCGACATCAGCGGCTATGCTATCCTCGTTCTTGAAAGGCTCTCCAATGTTTCAGCTGCCCACAACCCCAACAACAACGAAGCTACTGCTCCTAGGGGAAGCGCCGGGAGAGGAAGAGATCAAGACTGGACGCCCCTTTGTGGGCCCGAGCGGGAATTTGCTCCGCCAGACGCTGTTCCCGTCAGCGAAGCTGACCTTGACCGACTGGCACATAGCGAACGTGTTTCAATCTCAGCTTCCCAAAAACGACATCAAGAACTGGACGCTGAACAAGACCGAACTGAAGCAGGCGGGTATCGCAATACGCGGCGCTCCTATTAACAAACGCTACCTGGCCCAAGGCTGGGACGAAGTTGACCTCACCCAGGCTTGGATTGACGCCCTGCGTCCCGACCTCATCATCGCTCTCGGCGCCACCGCCCAGTGGTTCCTGACTGGCGACGACCGCATCGGCACATTCCGCGGCAGCTTCTTCCAAACCCGTTTCGGCTGCCCGGCCATTTCCACCTTCCATCCTGCAGCCGCGCTGCGCGAGTATTCTTTCGTCCCCATCATCACCATGGACTTAATCAAAGTCCGAGAACACCTTGCCGGTCGCCTTTCACCACCGCAGAAGCGTCATCTATATATCTCCCCGACGGAAGCAGAACTCCGCCATGTCTATGCCCGCTTTGCGTCCACCCCTCGCGAGCCCCTGGGTGTTGACATCGAAACCTGCCCATCCATCGACCAAATAACCACCATCGCATTCGCAACTCCCAGCCTCGGTATCTGCATTCCCTTCTGGGATCGCCACGCACTCCCAGGCCAGGAGAACGTCCATTCCACAATTGCTGAAGAAATCAGCGCATGGCGCTGGGCGCAGAAGTTCTGCCAGCTTCCCAACCCTAAAGTATTCCAAAACGGCATGTATGACCTCCAATACATGCTCGACGCCCCAGTCCCACTCATCGTCCGCGGCCAGATCGAGGACACCGCCATCATGCAGCACGCATACCAGCCCGAACTGCGTAAAGACCTTGGCAGCCTTGCTTCTTTCTATCTCAACGAGCCAAGCTGGAAACAGATGCGCAAATCAGCAAAAGACGCCAAGGCCGATGACTGATGTTTCCAGACACTACTCCGCGCTGTCACAAGTGCCACAAACTTGTGCCAGACGACAAAGTAATCGCATATAATCTTCTATGGTGTCTGGGCTGCTACTTCCGCCCCGACACCAGAGCCGACCGGCAGCGCGCATACGACGCCGCCTATCGCCGCAGACGCTACGAGCAACAGAAAAGGGACCGCGCCAATGCTGATCGAGATTGAGGGGACAATCCCAACCGACCTGCCCCCATTCGCCGCTTACCAGGTTTACAACTGCCTTGACAGCGCGGTGACTGCACAGCTTCTCCCCGCCATGCGCCAACACTTGAACGACAACCACTTGCATACCTATCGCCGAGAGATGCGCCTGCAATCCCTTTGCCTCGACATGTCCGTAAAAGGCTTTCCCGTCGATCAATTTGCGCTGGCGGAACTGCTTTGGAAACTGGAAAAAGACGAGAACCGCGCCCTTGGTATTCTCCACAAGTTCTGCGAAGCCGTCGGCTTCGGCCCACTCAACCCTAATTCCCCCGCCCAGATTATCGCCCTGTTCTACGAACACCTGGGCCTTCCGCCCGTCTACGAGTATGATCGCAAAACCCGGCGCCGCAAAATCTCCACAGACGCCAAGGCGCTTGAAAAGCTCAAAATCAACTACCCCATTGCAGCGCCCTTTGTTAACGCGATCGACGCGGCCAAATCCGCCCGCAAGATGGCCTCAGTATTCAAGCGCGGCCTGGAACCCGGCACCGCTAACC